ATAGTAACGAACTGTATCTACCGGATTCATGAACTCGCCTACTGTGGCTTTAATTGGTATATTATCAGCCTTGTCACTTGGACTGTAACCTTTGACTACACCACCTTCTGACATTTCTTGCTGGCGGATTAACTGCACCTTTGCCATGCCAGCCGCAATAGCAACGCCTGCCGCCGTGGCAGCCAAGGCCGGACCGACGATCGGTATCTCAACCATCGAGTTGTAGGCTTTAACGGCTGACTCGTAGGTAGCAATCACAGCCCGAGCAATGGAGGCAGCTTTAAATAGGGTGAACATTTCTTTGTTCTTCTCACCGGAGGCCTTATAAAAATCCAGAAACATATCAGTCATACTAGATAACGTATCTCCCAAACCACTAACGAACGTCTCCCAGACTTTCTTACGATCGTTGGCAGCTTGCTGTTCTCTCTCCAGCATATGTTCGTGGTGGGCTTCTTGCAATTCCTTTTCTACATCGTAGCCTTCCTCTTTCATTCTAAGCAGGGCATCTATCTCTTCCTGTTGCCTCGTTCTCATCTTCATGGCGGCAAGATCAAATCCTCTTTGCAAAGAGACTCCAACAGCCATTTCTGCAACTCTCTCACGAATGCCAGCTACTACATCACTCGCTTGCTTCTCAGCCTCACTTCGATCTTTAATTGCATTTTTGTATTCAACTTCTAACCCCACCATATCTCGCAAATGCTGTTGGCGCAAAGCGAACTGTCGAGCTTCAATTGTAGGTATTTGCTCGGGCTTGGCTGTCTTCTTTTGTGCTTCGAGTAGATCATTTTGTATTTTGTATTGCTCGGCAATAAGATCGGTGCGTTGCTTAAAGTAGTCTTCCATACTTATTGTATGCAAGGTCCACTGCTGGTTTACAGCAGCGAGTAAAGTCTTGTTGACTTCAAGTGCCTCTTGCGCTTCGGCCTTCAAGCCGGCAGCAATCAGTTTTGGGTCGGGTTTATCAGGTAAGACTGTTTTCGGCTTTGTGGGGATATCCCCAATTTCTTTTGGAGGTTTGTACTGTGTTTGTTTAAGTTTTTCTAATGCCGCTAATGCAGCATCCATTAATTGCTTGTAACGCTCGAGCCTTTCCGCATTGGTCATCATCGAGTCAGTTGAATCAGTGAATTCACGGTGCAGTATCTGAATCTGCTTTCCGAGTTCTCTGACTCGTGCTTCTACTGGTCCCTGCCAGTCCTCCCCGTATAACCTTTTAAAGCCTGGGGGCAAATCCTGTTTTTCCAAGGCTTCAAAGAGTGTATCAAACTCGGCTTTCAATCCGGTCAGTTTGAACTCTTTCCACTCCGCACTAATTTTATCCATTATTCCTTCAACAGAAATAACAGCACGGATGAAGTAGCCCACAGCCTGGGTCATCATCTCAAACGCAGTCAGGACACCAATAGCAACTTCATGAGCCCAGATGTCTATACGTCCGGTTTGGAATAATTTGTCTACTTGCTCTACGAGACCTTGCAGTTGTACCTTCATGGCCTCAAAGACACCACTCTTCATCACACGCCGCTGAAACTCAACCCAGTATGAGTAAAGAGTTGTAGTCAAGCCTTGCCAACTATTCATCATACGAGTGGCGGAACCCCCAAACTCACGTTCCAACCCTTTAAGAATAGCATCTATAATAGAACCAATCTTTACTTTGCTCTTTTGTAGTTCTTCGACAGATTTACCGAAAGCTTCTGTCAAGTACTTACGAGCATTAATTCCAACTTCAGATAATTGGTTCAGCTCCTCTGCAGAAAGCCTTCCCAATGTTGCCATCTGCCCAAGAGCTCGGGCAACACGAGGCATCGCATGCTCACCGAACAGAACACTCACATCAACGAGTGTTTGCATTTTCTTTAAGGTGGGATCAAGACCCATTGCCATCATCATGGAAAATGAGTCAACTGCCTTGCGGGTATCGACGGGCATTCGCAGGGCCCAAGCATTTATAGCTTCAAGAGTTTCAACACCTTTGCCTTTGGTTAAGGCGTCCAGCTTGATTTCCATCTGCGCGAACGTCTTCGCAGTATCTATAAAACTTCTTGCTACAAGTCCAAGACCAAGACCAGCGAGAGCACCTTTAAGACTGAAAACAGCCGAACTAAGACTGTTTATAGCTCCACGAGCACCAGTGACGGTACGTCGCATTGCAGTTAATGCACGACTGGCTTGGTCCCTGAGTTTTATTATGATTTGCAAGGTCTGAGAAGAGTCAGCCATCTTTATCTCCCACGAATATACTTTTCAAAATCTTTAGCGTTCAAAATACGAGCATTACGGTAACTGATAGCTCTATCACGCTGCTGCTCGTGCCTAACTTTCAAATGTACATTTAGTGCGGTGATAAAGTAGCTATAACCCCAATCTAAGATATCGTGATATCCGTAGTAAATGAGTCTACAAGCAGTTTCAAAAAGTCCTTCTGTATTGCCTGGGTCACTTGGTTCAGTAGCTCGCCCATTCCCATCGAGCGAGCTACGTCGAAAAAAGTAGCATTAACCTCTCTAAAGATATCGTAGATTTCTTTCAGATCGCTTGGAGCCATCTTGATAAGTTCATCCAAAGTAACGCCTGACAAGGCTTTGGGAAGATAATCCTCAAGGACAGATTTAAAGTCACTTAAATCCGTTGACTTTTCTTTAATTGCTTTTGTTTCCCCAATTCCAATTATCTCCGCTACTGTCAGCTCATATACAGTGATTTTCTTGTCATCAATCTCAATAGACTTGGAGTTACGCATAACTTCCTCCGCAAAACACCTACTTAACCAAACGAAATTATGCTGAAGTAGTCGTTGTCGTTGTGGTTGAAGTAGTGGTTGAGGTTTCACTGGCCGAATAAATCACCGTACCATACGGATTATCCGGGTGATTGCCAATATCAGAAAGACCGGAGAATAGCATTTCCAGTGTTGCCCATTCCGTACCATCGGCCACAAGAACAAGTGGGCCATTAGGACCGATGGTGCCTTTCCAGAAGTTCCAAGTTTTATTGGGCCCGTGGGGATTGTCTTCAACAAAACGGACTGCATACTCGTGGTCAATATCATCAAGCAAGTCAATGACCAGTCCATTCTGTGCCCCCATAAGATATTTCCTCAGGTTAACTGCCGCCATTTCATCAAGCGTGATGCGAAGGTTGTACTCCGTTGCAATGACCGGATTTGCATCCTTGACTCGGTAGCCACTGCGATTAGAGTAATGCGGCAATCGTTCGATTACCGGCTCATACTCAGACCTAACAGCATTACCCATGTCACTATAAGCTCCCGGCGCACCACCACTGAACTCGGCGATTGAAAAGATTCCCCGAAGAATGGTGTAATTTTTAGTTGAATGCGGTTGAGGCATATTAAATTCCTCCTATGTCGTGTATATATACCACTTTGGCAACCACAGAAAATGCAACATAAGGATCCCAAACAGCGACAGATACTTGTGGCTGCAAGTCGGTAGATAAAGCCAAGTCACTCCTTGTTTGATCACTATACATAAGCACCCAGAAGTCGTCCAAAATACTGGACAATTGCGTATCAGGGTCAACTCTGTTCATAAAGTAAAAGAAAAACTGAATTTGCAGAGTAGATGTAAAAACGTCTACCCGATTTCCCCTTCTGTTTGTCTTGCGGTGCTCTGTAGGGACCGGCACGCCACCAACCATAGCTACCAAAGGCAACTGAGTTATGGCATAAGCCTTCAACTCCTCGATTGTCGACGGCTGTTGCCGTACAACTGTCTTAATAGAGTCAAGAGTCTCAAGGCCTGTCTTAAGCCCAACCAAAATCTGCTCACGTATGCTGTTATCTGCCACGGAGTAATCCCTCTACATAGTCTTGGTATATCTCACTGATTTTTTCAATATTCTCCAGACTTGCCCCAAAGAACGGTCGTTTGTCCTGAAGGTAAAAAGCCTTGGCCGGATTACTCATACCAGATCTATCTGTCCCCTCCATAAAGAATACTCTAACTTGCTCCTTGGAGACTTCAGGTCTATAAGTCAACGAGTTTAACATTGAACCCGTGAAGAATAAATCTGGTGTTCCCGACAATCCCTTGCTTTCCCTAAACATACGATATTTTGCTGTGTAGGGTTGGAAAGGTTGACCTTCAATTTCCATACCAGAAAGCGTACGAGTCTCAATAGCGAACGATAGGTAGTCACCAATCTCATCAAGTATCTCGTGACTTACGATATATTTCGATAAAATTTGAAACCTCTTGCGAAGTTTCTCTACACCTATGATTGTAACACTGTCATCAGCCATGAGATACTATACCCTATATAAACGCCTGACCTGTGGGATTTTGGTTTCGTCAGCAGTTAAGTCGCCAGACTCATCCCAGTCATAATCTATGCCGGCAGTCAATACATCGTTGATTTCTTCGGCATATAGCTTCTTGAATGTGGAGCTGTTTCGCTCGAACCCATCAGGCTCGAACATCTCCTTAGCCAGAAGCAGATAGATTAATTGCAACGACTTATAGACACATGACCTTTTGACCTGTGCTGGAGTTAGCAGTAAAGAGGCGTCAAAGGGTGCTTCACGCCAATCAACTCCATAGTTCTCCGCGTTTGCCCGGTACCAACGTGAGTCAAGTGCCCGAATTACTACATCCTCTGATTCTGTCATCTGATCTTCAAAGTCT